GCCTTCTTCTCAATGATAAGTAAATCATCTTCTAAAAATTTATATTGACAACTAACTAGAAAGTCATCAGAGCCAATAATGAACTTAGTTTTCTTAAGATCCCAAGAATCGAAACAATAATTAAGATTGACTAAGTTAATTATAGAACCAAAAAGTGAAGTTGATTTAACACCACTAGGAAGTCCATGGATTAATCTATACATGTAACCACCAGGAGTGTAATAGTCCTTGATGCCAACAGTATCAAAGATGGCAACAAAATGATTGTCGATCGAAATGTCATCAAGATCATAATAAAGTCTTGCTATGGCTGTGGCGATGATAATGTCTGTTATGTACAAGCTTGCATCAAACCATTTAATGTCGCCCTCACATATAGAGACAGATTTCTCTAAATCTTTTGACAATCTTTCAGACTTAACCAACGAGTTTCCAATATAGATACAACCTCTCCCTCTGTCTTTTATTTCCTGAGAAATTTGATCAAGCCAGACAGCACTATTAAGCTCTGAATGAAATTCAGGCATATGAACTGCTCTACTTGTAACCACATCGCCATCCTCATAAAACATCTCTCTTTTATTCCTCGCACCTACTACAAAAGTATTAGGATAGAGGAAGTTTCTTTGCACAACCTTCCCTTGAGAACTAAAGTCCTCTATATTCTTCCAGCGAGCCTTTGCTACCTTCATTGCAACTGGAAGAGCATCTCTCTTTGTTCTAAGATTCAAATACTCAGAATAACTAAATCCAGGAAAGGTACCTAAGTTGAAGTTAGCATCATGCATATCTTCTTCTTCACACTTTGGAAGACGAGATATCTTAAGCTTCCTAATAACAGACTTGATAGCATCACTCTTCTTCTTAATTAGTTTCATAGAAGGAAAGCTACTGAATTCAGATTCAAATTGGGGAATCATTGTACGTTGAAGAGTTTCTTTATTACTTTTAAAGCAGCCATTAATAATTACTGCTTTATCAACATCCACATCATTTATTTTGAAAGATTCTTTATAATTGTGAAAGAATTCAATCATTGGGTCTGGAGATCTGCGAAAAGATTGAGGCCTATCTCCATTCCTTATAATATGACGGCCTAAGAAGAAGGAGTTCTTCTCATCAGTAAAGAGATCTCCTTTCTTATTGACTTTAAGTGAATTATTAATTTTAAGTGTTCCCGAAGAAGCGACATAATTATAAATTCTATTTTCTCTCTTCTTTCCAAAACTTTTCTTAGATAACCTTGATGTTTCTTTCATCAATCTACTAGTACTAGCTGGAATACCTT